CAGACATTCAACGGAGACGGCTCTGTCTTTACTGGCATAATGAACCACGCTGACGTTCCTGTGGTTACTATGGCTAAAACAAAAACGGCCTTCACTGATATAACTGCGAACAACCTCCTTGACCTTAACGCAGCTGTCCACGAAGCTGCTGAAGAGAACGCAAGATACTTCATGCACAGAACCGTGCTGAACATTGTCAAGAAGCTCACGAACGGAGCAACTGGCCCTTACCTGTTCACAGGGCCTACGATATGGGAATACCCATATTCAAAATCATCCCTTCTTCCGGCCGCTTCTGCAAGTGCACCTAGCACTAAGTTCATGTGCTATGGAGACCTCGGATACGTGTACTTTGGAAAGAAGAAGGAGCTTACTCTTCAGATTGCCGATCAGGCAACAGTTGGTGGAGTTGCCCTCTTCGAAACAAACATGATGGCAATAAGAGCTATCGAAAGGGTAGCGATAACTATTGCCTTCCCAGAAGCCTTTGCAGTCCTGAAGACTGCTGCTGATTAACAACAAGAGGGGCTTGCGCCCCTCTTTTAATGAGGTGATGAAATGAAGAGAACAAAGTTAGCACTTGTGATGATTATCGTTGTTACTTTTGCAACGCTGTTGGGGTTCTCTGTGCTTGAGAACACAAAAGCTTTTGAGATTTACCCTTTGGCACAGATAACCTCCCTTGCGACACCAACGACTGTCGATCTTCGAGGATATGAACGGATGCACGTTATAGGGCAGCTATCAGCTTCCGCTACAACCACAACGGTAACAGTCAAATACTACAAATCAGCAACCGCTGATGGCACTAAAACTTTAGCTTATACAGGAACAGCTATTACAGATGACGTTGGATGGTTTGAACTTGAGATTGTAAAAGATATTGGCTATCCGTTTATAACATTCTCTCTCACGCCTTCAGCAACACTAACGATTGGAGTTGTAGGTGTATTGTACGGAAAAGAATCAGCCCCATTCTAGGCGGTGCGAATAGATGAAGACTGTACGAGTAAAGAAACCCATCTTTGTGGGTTCGACAATAGGTGCTGGAAAAATCCTGAACATAGACGAAGATATATTCACAGCGTTTGGAGAGGAATATCTTGAGGTAGTCGAGCCTACAGAAGGGAATGACAAAGATGGTAACACTGACGGAACTGAAAAACCACCTAGCGATTCAAGACGACAAGCACGATCTAAGACTAAACGCGCTTCTTAGGGGAGCAATCGCTTTTGTAAAGTCTTATTGCGGTCGTCAATTCACATACGGAGTATATACTGAACAGGTAGAGTTTATAAACGGAGTCGGATTCATCAATGAATCACCTATTGACGAAGTAGTCTCCGTTGTTGATTCTTTGGATAACACCTATGCTGTTTGGTACACCACAAACCTCTGCATGATAAAGCTTGAATCAAAGATAACAGACATACTCACAGTTTCTTACAAGGGTGGTTACAGCACAATTCCAGAAGACTTGAAGCTGGGTGTCATGCAGTATTGCGAGTATATGTGGAACAAGCCAATGGGTGTTCATGGAACTGGAGAAGCGGAGCTGAGAACGTATTACGAGGATTTTGATACTTCAGTAATAGATCTTTACAAGGTCGTGAGAATATGAGCCTCGCATGGAGAGTCGCTAGAGAAGGCGAGATCGTTGAGGTCGTAAGCGAGATCGTAGAAGAAGATTCCATTAGAGGAGAAGTACGCGTCGTTGGGGAAACACGCAGACGTATCAAAGCAATAGTCAGACTAGCGGAACTAGACACGCTTTCAGTTGTTCAAGGGATTGTACCTAACGACGCGATTGTTGTTTACACGGACGATGAGCTGTTTGAGAACGAAAAGATTTTGTGGAGGAATCAAACTTACACGATAATAAGGATTCATCCAAACCAATCTATCATCAAGTGCTTTGCGAAGGTGTTGAAATGAGCGTTAAGCTGGAAGGCCACAGAATGCTCGCATCTTGGAAATCGCGTGCAATGAGTCAGGTAGAAAGATACGTGGATGCGATAATTTCAGGAAACCTCGTAAAGGCCAAAGAGGACGCTCAAGACACTCTAAAGACAAACGACAACATAGTTACACATGAACTGGTGAGCGACAAGTCTTTTGAAATAATAAAGACCAAAGGCGGGGCATTAACAAGCACTTGGTATTTGACTAACACAGCTCCGCACGCTCCGTATGTTGAAAGAGGAACTATCCCGCACTATCCTCCATTAAGACCTCTAATAGATTGGGTTGTCAGAAAACACGGTGTAAGCGAAAAGGACGCATATCCAATAGCTAAGGCTGTTCAGAAAACAATAGGAGAAAAGGGGACAATGCCTTATCCATTTATGAGACCAGCTTTTGAAACGATGAGGAAGAGATTAAAGCTGGACTTGAAACGTATGTCCCTTGAAACAGGCGCTGAAGGAAGGCCATTTACTAGATATTACGGAGAGTGATTATATGGAGAAGTTTATAGACAGCCTCTTGAGGCAGATACAAGCATATTTTACTCTGTATTCAGTCTCCGCAAAAGTGATAACCGACTTTACTAAGGCACAGCAGTCAATGCCTAGCATTGTAATCACAAGAGTTTCAGGTCAGCCAGTCAAGTTCATAACGGTAACAATAGAAAGCAAGACAGCAACTGCTGCAACGCTTCTCAGATCGCGAGAAGCGTACTCGATTCTCTTTCAACTAGACATATTCTCAAAATCATCGAGGGAAAGAGATTCGCTTTTCAGTAGTTTGCACTCAGCTCTGAAGACTATAAGAAATGCAACTTTTATAGACCCTATATTCTTCAGACACATAACACACTTTGAGACTGAAAATGATGAGGATTATTACAGGTTCTCTCTCGATTGCAGGTTTTGGGGATTCGATATATTCAGAGAAGCACACGATCTAGTGTTAGAAACAGAGTTAAATTCAACGAAAACATAAGGAGGCAAGAAAATGTCGAGTTTGATACCCGGAGTAAGTGTAGATGTAAGAACGTTTCCAGTAGCTCCAAACGTATCTGGGAGCGGTGGAACAGTAGGGTTTGTTGGTGATTTCGTTTTTGGCCCTTTGAACGAGATAATATCGATAAACTCTCCATCAGAAATAAATAGTAAACTTGGTGGACTCGGGAAGGCGGATGCAAGAGCGCTGTATGCTATCCTTCTTCAGAGGCCAAAAGCATTGAAAGTAGTAAGAGTAGCAGGATCTTCAGCTGACTACGCGACAAAGACGCTTCTTGCAGCAGGAGAAGCAGATTCACTTACTCTTACTGCAAAATACAAAGGAGCTTACGGCAACAACATAACGTTTGCTGTTACCGACGGTGTTCTCACTATTACATATGGTGGAGAAACAGAGAACTATTCCTTTACCACTCTCGATGGACTTGTTGATGCGATAAACGATCACAGTGAGCTTGTTACTGCTACAAAAGACGGAACATTAGTACCAGTAAACGTTTCTTCAACGGCTCTTGCAGGTGGCACAGATGGAGTTGTGAACGATGCAGCATATATCGGAGGGTTCGACAATATAAATGACTCAAGAACTGGCCTGTCTCTTTTCGAGACAGATAAAGACATTGATATAGTTACAATCGGTGGTACCCCTTCGGCAACAAAGAACACAGCTCTTGCTGCTCATTGTGAATCGTTCAAGAGGATAGCGTCAATTCCAATAATTGCAACGCTCCTCGCTAACGTAATAACTGAAGTGGTATCTTATTCGTCAGCAAACGGGCAGAATGTGTCGGCATATCCAAACCTGACTTTCACAATAAGTGGAACTAATTACTCGATAAACAGCGGCATAGTATATGCTGGGCTTCTCGGGAGAATCGATCCACACAGATCTTCTGCTAACCAGTTCATATTCGGTTGCGTTGGTACTGACAGAGGGCTTACAGCTTCCGAGATGGAACAGCTAATAATCGCTGGAGTAAATCCTATTACTCTGAAAGGTAACGGATATGCTGTAAGGCACGGACTGACCTTTGCGTCTTCAATGGACTGGAAGCAGGTAGGTGTTAGAAGAGTTTTCAACATAATGGTTAAGGATCTCGAAGAGATTCTTGACGAGTTCGTCGGAGAACCTAACGGTGAAGATCTGTGGAGAAACGTAATCGCAAGAATGGACGGATATATGAGGGGTCTTAGGACCGCCAACTGGATTGAAGACTTCCTCAATCAGTGTGATGCAACAATAAACACGCCAGAAGTAGTGAGCGCTGGTAGATTGTTGGCAAAGTCTTATGCAAAACCTAGATACATCTCTCACTACATAGGAATCGAGCTGAACAAAGTAATAGAAATGATTGTTCAGAAAAAAGAAAAAAAAGAAGAATCTGAATAAGGAGGTCAAGCATGGCCGTTGAATTGGTACTTGGAGAAGATATTGAAATAACTTTTGGCGGGTTAGCAGGAATAGAAATCGA